ATTCAGCGTGTCTTCGTAGAGGAACTGAAGGGGTTGAAGTTGGACCCGAAGCAGTACGTCCCTCGAATGATGCTCGTGGATACATCGCCTCCCCAGGTGTTGGACGACGAGGCCATCAATCAGCTGTATAACGTCTCGGACATCGGTGTGAATACATCCGATGGCGAAGGATATGGGTTGTGTCAGTTGGAGCATATGTATACGGGCGCTCCTCAGTTGGTGACAGATGTCGGGACGTATCGTACATTCTTGCCAACCGATGTGGCCACCTATGTACCCCCCAGCGGTCGTGGATATTTCCCCGGAAACATGCCTCATGGTTGTTGGTATCCCACCTTTTCAGCAGACGATATGGCCTCCAGTATGATGTCCGCCGTGCAAACCATTCAACGAAAGCGAGAGGCTGTGCAAGCCTACCAGTTCAAGAGTTGGGCGACGGTGTGCGATAACTGGTTGGAGGATATTCTTACACTAGCCGGAGGTCAGGAAGCCACTGTATCTGTACCGGTGATGTCATAACTCCCATGCGCATCAATCTCTTCTCGTCCTCAAACGCAGGACCATCAAACACCTCCTTGGTATCGGGGTCAATCAGGAAAATCATTCCCTTGATACTGACCTTTTGGAGTCGCCTCTTTCGGCGTGTCATGTTGCGAAGATAGGTCGTGTCCAAGTCATCCTGTTTGATATTGGGCTTGAAGGCTAGATCCTCGCCCGTGACTGTACTATCAAATCGCATACACGAAATCACAGGCTTTTCCCGACTATGGAGTTTCCGATGAACTTCGCAGTCGACGGCAGCTTGTTTCAACAACAAGGCAATCCGTGAGTTAATCCGATCCTTTTCCCACGTCTTTTCGTAGAGGTATTCGTCCGTGCTCATAAAGACTTCCACAGGATCCCCTTCATATCGCTTGGTGGCCATATCGGTTCTGCGGACCATCACCACATTGTTGCCTTCCGTGGACTTGGCTTGGGCATCTGTAAAGACTGACAAGTAGAAGGACACTCGGACTGTTCGCTCTTCCACGGGCAACCGAGCGTGAGAACACAAACGAACTGCACGTCCAATGACTTGGTCGTGACGAGCCGGATTCCAGTGGGGTTCCAAGATGTGGACCCGACGCACGTTGTTGAGGGTGATACCTTCGGCACCTGCCGCTGTAATCATGAACAGGGTCAACTTCTTCTTGGGTTTGGATTCGACCGAAGCCTTCAAGGAGGCTGGGAAGTTGTCGCTGAATCCGACTCCGTTGAAGATCTGTCGCATCAACTCACGTTCTTCGGGGTCTTCATTGCCTGTGAAGAAAGCAAAGGCGGGTTTCTCGGCATCCAAGGCGGGATCTTCGATCCACTGATTGGCTTCCTTGGCCAACTTGTATTGTTGCCACCCGTTGGCCTTGAGAACGGCCGAAAACACGCCCAATCCTTCCAGATTGCGGAAGTTGGAATACAACAGCTGGTTCTTTTCGACGCCTTCCTCTTGGATGTTCTTCAAGAGCTTCAACATCTTGGGACTGAACGTGGCCAAGGCCGCTTCTGTCAGATAGCGACCAGGTTCGGCTTCAATGGCGGCTAAGATGGCAGCCTTGTCCGGAGCCGCATCCTCGGTTTCGGCTTCTTCGTCTTTGCTTTGCAGAGCCGGGGGAACTGCATAGTCACAGGCCAACCGAGAGTTCACACGGAAGGTCTTCATTTCACTGTCTTCGGCCTTCATCACATTCAACTTGGCACGAGCATCTCGTTTGATCTCTTCGGAACGGATGGCCATGTAGTGATTGAACATCTCGTTGGACATGGGCACCTTCTCCAGCATCTTGTCATCGTCGATTCGGCGAGGAAGCATTCGTTCATCGGCACCCTTGAAATAGGACACCAACCCTTGAATACGGCGTTGGAGAAGCATTCCGTTCTTGATAGACAAGCCTTCCAAGAAGAGACTGGCAAACTCCTCGTAATCCGTCGGAAGACAATCCAACTTCTCGGTCGTAATCCGCTCGGTGGCCAACTCTGCCCCTCCAACATCTGTCTGGAACTTGGTTGCCCACGAAGCCACCCAGTCACTTGCCAAGGAAATGTACGGCAAGTCCTTCACATATTGCACAGCGGTTCGATCACCTTTCTCGTTGTAGATACTGCGGAAGTGAGGAGGGTTGCGAGTCACCAGAATGTACTTCTTCACAGCGTTGTATTCAATGTTGTCCACATCCGGAATCGAACGCAACGCCTGCGTCATACGTTCTTCATCCCACGAAGGAATGGCCTTCACAGGAATCACCGTCCGTTCAATGGGTCCTCGCAACAAGTTCATGAGATAGGCCACTTCATTGGCACGATTGATCACCGGTGTTCCTGACAGAGCCACTACCTTGCAATCCGTGGCATTGTAAATCAGGTCGTACAAGGGACGGGTAATATCGGACTTGTTGGACACCCTGGAAATCAAGTTGTGAACCTCGTCGATAATGACCACACTTCCCGAGTAGGGATTGGATCCATCCGCCGGAACGTACTTGCCAATGTTAGCCGAGGACAGACCGTTGTAGCGAATGAAGGTGAACCGTTGATTGATAATGTCTTCAATCTGCTTGGCAATGATTTCCTGAGCAGGTTTGGGAAGAGTGGAATAGTTGGGAGCCTCTCCGGACACTGTGGTGAAAAACGTGCGATTGCGATCGAGGAACCCATCGGAAATGCCGAGCTTCTTGGCGAGGACCCGGGTGTCTTCGGACAAGGTTTGTTGCCTCCAATGTTGGTCGTACATGTACAACGGATCTCCACACTTGCGCAGTTCCCCCCGATAGTTGGATTCCAACGACGCCGGCAACAAGACAAACACCTTGCGATTGGACAGCAAGGACTCTGCGACAGCAATGGAGGAACAGGTCTTTCCGGACCCCAAGCCATGGTACAGCAACAAGCCACGATAAGGTGTCTCCATCATCAGGTAGTCTCGCACCACTTTCTGGTGGGGCAACAACTCTCGCACATTGGTCCCACCCATTCCTGCACACAAATCCACATCAGCATCCTCGGCATCTGTCGCAAGTTTTCGATATTTCAAAAGAGTTCGAGTGATCGCATCGGCAAAGGCCTTGCGATTGGGAAGTACATATGTCATTACTTAGTCACACGGCTTTTTTGATGAATGTAAAACTTCCCATCACTAAGTAATGAATCACCGTGTATTGATGGTGACAGTTTATCTGTTTCTCATTTCGGCCTTCTTGGTTGTCCAGCCAGCGATTGCCTTTGGTCGTGAGGGACGGATTCGCCCCTTCGGGACCCAGGACAAGGAAGCCACCGTCTTCCCCCTTTGGTGGTGGGTCTTCGTCTTTGCAGTCATCTCCTATTGCGTGACAGTTGTTCTCATGGGGTGGCGCATCTAGTTCGACTCAAAGGTTTCAATCGCACACTTTAACTGTTCTAACATACTCAACCGTTCAATATGATGGGGCCGAATCAAGGCCTCTGCCTCTTCCATCGTCTTCCATGCAATCCCAGAGATTTCTCTCCGTTGCATGGGTGTGAAACGTTGTGTCAGGTTGATCAACTCTGGTTGCTTCAGCAAGGCCACGAAGTAGATATGTTTGTATTGGATATTGTTCAACCCTACAAAGGTCTCTTCAAACACAATGTTCTTCAAGACAACATAGGCTTCCCGAGGAATGTTGGTTTCTTCTCCAAACTCACGTACCGCACAAGCCAAATCTGTTTCTCCTCGCATCCGTCGTCCTTTGGGAAATCCCCATTCAGGTTCTGTGTATTCACTCAGATTGTCTCGCATCAGCTTGACACGATCCAACTGAATGTAACGTTCCCGACTAGGAGCGAAATCCGCAGAGGCTCGATCGTCGCCCCAGAGTTGCCTCCAGAGTGTCTCAAAGCTCTCCGAGGCGATACTGGCTTGCTCTTTCAAGGTCATGTTCTTCACAAGCACAGAGATATAGTCTTTGTCGTCGGGATTGTATTTGCCACGAATGAACTCTGCGAAGCTCATGCTGTCTTTTCGTCGAATCATCAACACGTGAACGTTGGAAGGAACGACTGGCAATGTTGGTTTATCAATCAAGAGGAGACCACAGGATAACACTGGATCTTTGCATGTTCGAAAGAGATGCCCTTTTCCACCGCAGTTGTTACAGTACATGATTGGTTGTTGTTGAGGACCGGGAGGTCGTCCGTTTTCCATTGCTTTAAGCAAGACAATCGTAAGAAAGTTCCTTCGTAAACATAAATGGGACTCTTTCAATCACGAGTGGCCACCCCACCGCAACTTCTGGCGGTGGCTCCACCAGCATCCTCCTCTGCAGCCGGAAATCTGTCCATGGTGATTACTGTTGTCGGCGGGCTTTTGTTGCTCTATATCGGTATCCTCTTCTACAACTACATCCAACGATGGAACGGGCAACCAGGTGTGACATTGTGGGAAACGAAATCCACCGGAGACGTGGCACCGAACACAGTGGATGGAAAAACACGAACCGTCGTTGCAGCCGGAGATGCCCCCAGCACAGGTGGGAGTGACTATGGGATTCAATACTGGATGTTCCTCAAGGATTGGGACTACAAGTTTGGATCCAACAAGGAGATCTTGAAGCGTGTGGCTCCTAGCAATGCGGCCGTGATGAACCCACGCATTTATTTGAGTCCCACCGACAACACACTCAATGTTGACGTCAGTTTGTTCCCCAGCGCAGGAGCGAACGCAACTAGCACTGGAGACATTGAAACATGCTCGGTGGAGAACGTGCCTCTTCAAACGTGGTTCTCTGTCTCCGTGACAGTCTTCCAGCGCAACTTGGATATCTACATCAACGGACGTTTGGTGAAGTCTTGTGTGCTCCGTGCCATTCCCAAGCCTGCTGTGGGAGATATCATCCTGAATGACAGTGGAGGATTCTCAGGAGGCTTGTGCAATGTCAACTACTACAACACAATGTTGGGTCCCGAGGACGCCAAGGAGTTCCATGCCAAGGGAACCACGTGCGCTCCTCCCGCAACGGCAGGAGGTGTGACACCGGTTGACAAGGATTCCTTCTTCATCACTCTCTTTGGATACACGTTCCGATTCTCCACGTTGGACAAGGCCGGAAAGGAACTTAATAGCTTCACTTTCTAAACCACTCAATGAAGATTCTCCTGAAATGCCCCACACGGTCTCGTCCCCAGCAAGTGATATCTACGTTGGGGAAGTACATTCAACTCGCAACACAAAAAGACAAGATTGGGATTGCGGTCTCGTGTGATGAGGACGACACCTCGATGACACGAAACCTTGTAAAGGAAGAACTGGAACGAACCTTGAAACAGGTGGCCTGGCACCGTGTCTTTTTTGGTCAGAACAAGTCCAAGATTCAAGCGTGCAATGCAAACATGTCCGAAGTGGAATATCCCTGGGACATTGTTGTCTTGGTCTCGGATGATATGATCCCACAGGTGTCGGGATGGGATGATGTGATTCGCAATCATATGATATCTCGATTCCCAGATACGAATGGGATTCTGTGGTTCAATGATGGTTGCCAAGGAGAGAAGTTGAATACCTTGTGCATCTATGGCCGCCGAATGTATGAAGAACTTGGGAATATCTACGAACCCGAGTACAAGAGTTTGTTCTGCGACACAGAGCTCAGCGATCGTTGCCGGACAGACTTGAAGGATCGGTGTTTGTACGTTTCCTCTTGCATTATTCGGCACGAGCATCCGGGAACGGGATTTCCTCAGAAGAATGATGCGCTCTACCAACACAATCAGCGGTTTTGGTCCGAGGATATGATGACCTACATTCGCCGAAAGAGGTATGCGTATGATTGGTCTGTCTTGATTCCCACCATTCCGGGAAGAGAACAGAGACTTCGAGCCTTGATTGCATCGATTCAGGAGAAAGTATCTCGCCTTGCCCCAGAGCTTCGGTTGGAAATCTGTTTGGAGTTTGACAACTACGAAAGCAGTGTCGGGACGAAACGCCAACGCTTGTTGGAAAAGGCTCGGGGCAAATACCTCTCGTTCGTGGATGATGATGACGAAATCACCGATGCGTATGTCGAAGATGTGTGGGCCATGATCCGTGGAAACTATCAGACCATGCGTCTTCGTGGACGGATGCGGGAGTATTTCTTTGTGCACAGCACTGCAGTAAAGGTGACGGATCCCATGGCAACCAAGGAGCACTTCCAACGCCCGCCCAACCACCTCAATCCTATGCTCGCCGATATTGCCAAGTTGATTCCCTTCAAAAATGCCATGCGAGGAGAAGATCTTGAATGGACCCTGGCGCTGTCTCGTACAGGATTCCTTCGAAATGAATATCGTTCGGATGACCAACGAGTTCACTACATCTACAATCTTGGCAACCGTACAATGTCTCCGGACATTCTTCAAGCGCAACAAGGAATGGACTATATGACGATGCTGCAACGTGTGTATGTTCCAGGGGATCCTATCTACGCACCACCAACACAAGAAGCACCTTCCGCCAAAAACCTGCGACTCACTGCACGGGGTTTTGTATCGAAGTAATACAATGAGCCCCACCACGATTGTTGTCGTCGTGATCGTTGTTGCTGCGATCATGTACTTGGTTGCCTATGGAAATCCAGTGGTTTCCCCGGGAAGTGAAGTACGAATTGTTCCCGGTTCTATCCGTGGAGATGTAGAGCGTGCGGAAGGAATCGTCCTCCCTCCTTCGTACAATCAACCCGAGGGATTGACCTATTCCTATGCGTGTTGGGTCTTGGTCAAAGACTTTACGGTGGGATATGGAAACCGTCGTCGTATCTTCTCCAAGGACGATGCTCCAGGACTGTACATTGATTCGACATCCAACTCACTTTTGGTAAATATTAGCACCTTTGGAACCATGGAAACGATGTTGATTCCCAATATTCCTGCCCAGAAGTGGATTCACTTTGCACTGGTGGTCGATCAGCATGCCGTGGATGTCTACATCAACGGAATGCTTCGGGAACACAGGACCTTGTCACAACTCCCGAAACAGAATGATGCCACTGTCAAGGCAGGAGGAGGATGGAGCGGTGTCCTGGCCAAGCTGTCGTACTGGCCTCGGTCTTTGACGTCGGAGGAAGTCAAGAAGTTCTCCCAGGAAGCGCTTCCCGATGACTTGGACCGCAAACCATCCGGACCTCAATACTTTGACATTACCTGGTACATTGGTCGTTTATATTCTGTGTAAAGTTCAAATGAGTTCTGGCGGACAACGTGGCATTGATGTCTCTGGGATTACCAGTATGCGTATTCAAAATGCGAGTGATTTTACGACTCGTGTACGTCTTCAAGAGGTGTACCAAACCTTCGCATCGACAACCGGTGCGAATGCGTATGCGAATGAGACGCCCAATGCATCGGGAACCTACCTTCAGTTCCTCCAAGGAATCAAGGAGAACTGCTCCAACTGCACG